CGTAGATCGCGGCGTCCGTGACCTGGCCCGCGATCATCGCCGCCGAGCCATACTCGATGGCCCCCGCCCCATAACCGCCTGGCCCCGTATGGTTCCCGGTGCCGTAATACCCCGCGACCTGCGCGATGCCGGAGCCGTTGGGCCGGAACGCGGTCACAAAAACCTGCGCCGGCAGCAGCAACGATCCGTAGCAACCCGCGAACCCATAGGCGAGCCCGCTCCACGCCCGCGAGCCCCCGGCGCCATACCCGCCGGTATCCCCGGTGTTCCACGGCTCCACAATGCGCGGCGTCCGCCCCGTCAGGATCTGCAACGCCGCGATGATCCCCGCCCGCGTCCCCAGCGGCAGCAGCAGCGTCGCCTTGATCCGTGCCCGAAACGCGGGATCGCCCTCGGCGACGTGACGTTGCAGGTTCGTCCCGAAATAATCCGCCGCGATCCCGTCGAGAAACACCCCCGTCGCGGTCGAGATGCGCGCTTGCAGGATCACGTTCTGGATCAGCGCGTACAGCCACGCCCCCGCCGCCGCCGCACCATTCAGCAGCGCATCCAGGATCGGCGTCGTGGACACCCCGCTCGCGCTCGGCAGCGGAAACCACGCGGCAGGCAGCACCGCCCGCATCCGGCCAACGATGTCGGCCTGATCACCCGTTGCCATGCAGGAAGTTCCTGTTCAGGGATTCGACAAAAAACCGCCGCCGTGGTGCGATCAGGTTTTCGTGGAGCTTCCGACCGATAGGCGGCTATCAGCCTGATCGACCAGGAGGCGCTTGAGAGCCTAGAGAGAACAAACGCGAGTGTTTGCAAGCAACAACAACCGAGCCACAAACATGGATAACAAAAACCGCTTAGATGCTCATCTGAAGGAGGATAAATCTGGTGCTGATCTTTTAATTTACCGAAACGGCGATATCATCGAGCAAATATCACTATCTTTCGACGGCCTAACGGAGCTTATCGAAAGGCTGGGCGCGCTCAGGAGCGCCGCGGCGACGGGGCAAAACATACCTGATCTGGCGGGGACTCAGATCGAGGCCGTCGTGGACACGAAGTGGTATTGTGAACTTACCTATGCTGCTGGCTTGCCTTGCACATCCTTGGCATTCCAGCATCCCGCCTATGGTCCCGTCGCCTTTCTTATCCCGATCGAACAGACCGTAGAGCTTATCAATCTCATGACACGACAGGTCCTTCTCGCGGCGACCCACGAGCGAGCGGCGGCGGAGACCGCCGAAGAGGTCCAATGAGCACTCCCCTCCGGATCGTGCCTTCCGGCGAAGGTCAAGCGGCTGGCCATGGCGGCGGTTCGTTGCGGCCGACGGCACAAGGACTTGAAATCGGGAGCGGCGGGGGCGATTCTGGGGATATGGAAGCGCGGGTCGCCGTTCTGGAGCAAATCGCCAAAAACACCGAGAAGGTGTTGGACCAAATGCACGCGGACGTTCGTGAGCTGCGGGCGGATCAGAAGACAGATTTTCGGATCCTGTTCGGTGCTCTTATCGTCGCCACGTTGGGGCTCGCTGGCCTCATGGCGCGCGGCTTTCATTGGTTGTAACTACCTACAGGCGCGACCGCGCGCTCAACCGAATAGCCTGTTTCTCAGCCTCGCTATAGCGCCGAGCGGTTAGAGCTGTGCGCCAAATGCGCATGTAACGCAGGGCCTTCGTCCACCACGCAGCCGGCTCACGCCGGCGCGGCAAGAAATCCACGACTTTCATCCCTGCCCCCTAAGAAATCACAATCCCAGCCGCCCCACCCGTCACCTTCACCACCCCCGTCGCCCCAGGGTTGATATCAGCCGAGCCCCCATTCAGCAGCAGCGCCTCGATACTCCCAACCATCCCCGGCGCCGCCGCATAAGCCTGCGCGATGACATTCGACACCGCGAGCGAAACCCCCACCGGCAGCGCATCCACATAGGCCAGCAGCGCCGGCGTGATCAGCGCCACCGCCGCGGGCTTGCTCGTCCCGGCCGTCACATTCAGCGTGAAGGCAACCGTGGTGTCGGTCACGCTCGGCCCCTGGACCACAACCTCCACCCCCGCCGCCCGCACCGCCGCAATCGAGGTCGCGACATTGCTCAGCAACGTGGACGAAGGCGTCCCGGACCCGTCATCCACCGTCACCGTCACCGCGGCCGTCCCCGGCGCGCCCTCCTGGATCACGTAGCTCAAACCCTGCTCGACGCTTTCGACCGCGTAACCAATCGCCGCCAGCGTGGACTTCGACAACGCCTGGATATACGCGGCAAACCGCGCCCGCAGCGCCGCATCGGTCTCGGCGTTCAGCGCGTTGGTGAAGGCGCTCGCGTTCGTCACGGTGTCGATCCCCGGTATCGCCGAGGCAATCAGCGTGATCGTCGCGGCCTGCACGTTCCCCTGCGTCCCCGCGTTCGCGGCCTGCACCGGCACCGTGACGCTGCCGACACCATTCGCCACGACGTAGCCACCCAGCGTCGCGTTCCACGCCGCGTTCGTCGTGTCCGTCGTCACCACGAAGGGCTGCGAACCATCGGCGGTCTTGACCTGCGCGCCAGGCACCACCAGCGCCGTGCCGGAGGTCGAATAGCGCGAGAACGTCACGCTGCCCGTCGCACTCGTCGCCGGCAACCGCGCCAGCCCGAAATCCCCGACGAAGGAATCCACATCCGCGCCCTGCGATGTCGCCAACCGCGTCATCGAAAGCACCTGGGCAATCAGCCATTGCAGCCACAGGCACACCGAAGCGAAGCCCTGGAACAGCGCATAGGCCACGCTCCCGGACGACACCTGCGTCAGTTGCGGCGCCACGGCCTGCGCCGCGGCGACCTCGCCCTGGACGATGTGCGCTTGCGGGAGAAAACTCAGTTGCATCGCCTAACTCCCCGCCGGCACGGCCACAAGGTTCTGCGCCGTCCCGTCCGTCGTATCGACATACGCAATCGCCGCCTGCACCAGCCCGTTCGTCCCCGCCGAAACGCTCACCGTCGGCAGCGGGTTCCGCGCCACGGTCGCCTCCTGGAACATCTGCGCCCGGATGATCGCGGTGATCCGCCCGGCATCCACGGTCTGCCCCACCATGTTGCCGAGCCCGGCGCCGTAGTTCACGTCCCAGATATAATCCCCGGGGTTGGTCAGCAGCCGCCGCAAGACGCGCTGCTGCGTCAGCACCGTGGCACTCGCCAGCGCCACATCCCCGTTCGGCGCCAGCATGATGTCGCCCCCGAACTGATGCGCGATGTCGGCCATGTCACGACGCCTTGAAATTCGTGGTCAGCGGGTTCGCCGGCGGCGCCTGATACGGCGCCCCGGTCAGCCCGCCCTGCGGATCGGTGTGGACGTGATTGATAAGGTAAGTATACGCCTCGGCGGTGCAGAGTTCCTGCAACAGCGATCCGTTGCCGCCCACGACACTCGGCGCCGACAGCGCAATCGTCCCCGTCGCCTCGATCGTGGCATTGCCGCCGGCGCTCACCGTCACGTTCCCCGGCGACAGCACGACGGCGCTCCCATCGGCATTGAGCCTGACATAGGCGCCTGCCTTGGACACCAGCGCCATCTCCCCGGCCTGCACCGCAGCCGCCGCCCCACCGGGCGTCGCGCTCGGGTCCGGCGGCACGTTGGCCGTGCTCCACGCCGCGCCCAGGACGGCCCAATTCTCGTGATCGCCGTCGAGCGGCACCACCACCACCTGCGCCCCCACCGCCGGCGGGCAGATCAACCCCCAGGCACCACCACCGCCCATCCCCAGGATCGGCAGCCACCCCGTCAGGACGCCCTCGGGTTGGATCGTCACCTTCGCGAGATGCCGTGCCGCATCGACACTCTCGACCACCGCGAAACGCGGCTGCGGTCGTGTCGCATCCAGCGCCGCGGCATGGTAGCGCACCGCCTCGCGCAACCCCGTCACGACAGCACCACCTGCGACAGCGGCGAATGGTTCTTCAACCGCACCGACTGCCGAAACCCGCCCATCGAGACCTGCCGGTGGATGCTATCGACCCAATAGGACTGATCGAAACTCGTCCCCGTCCCCGTCACCGCGATCTGCGACCGTGGCGACAGCACCAGCTCCCCCGGCATCTCGACCTCCAAGGTGCGCTCATGCCGGCCCAACTGCTCCAGCATCGTCTGTGCGAGCTGCAACGCCTGGTCCTCGGTGAGGTTCGGCCGGACAAACACATAACGCTGCGTCGTCGTCCCCACCTGATTCGAAGCCGGCTGGATCGCCGCGACCTTCGCCCCCACGGATCGGGCACTTTTCACGAACCCGCGCTGCTGCCGCGAGTTCCAGGAATGAACCTCCACCTGGATATCCTTCGCCAGCGTCAGCGCCCGCGACCCCCGCAGATGCTCCACATTGGCGACGCGCACCCCGTTGGCCCCCGTCGTCACCGCCACGGTGAAGTCCGGCGCGCCCTGCGTCGCCTGGGGCTGGAAATAGATCGTGCGTCCTTGCACCCAGAGATCGAACCCCTCGTGCTGCGCGAGGTAGGTCAGCACATCCCATTCGGTCTGCGCCCGCGCGAACTGCCCATGGGTCTGCCGCGTATGATCGGACTGGTAGAACGTCCCCACCAGCGTCGTCGTCGCCACCACGGAAGCCGTCAGGTTGTGCCGCGCCGCGATGGTCCGCACCACCTCCGATGAGGTCTGGTTCGCGAAGGTCTCCTGCGTCTTCGCCTCGATCATCGCGGCCACAAAATCCCGCCCCGAAACCGACAGCGCCCCCGTTGCGAAATCGTAATCGACCTGATCGACCTCGCCGGAGATCAACGTCACAAAACTCGCCCCATCCGTCGAAACCGCGACATCCAGCACCCACGGCGGCGAGACATCCCACCACGCCCCCACCCCCGACGACCCCGCGAACTCCAACGAAAACTCGCTCGCGTGAAAATACCCGTTGCTCGCGACCACCGCCGAGATCGGCGTCGGCAAAGCCACGCCATCCGCGAGCACCCGAACCAACGGCGCGCAGACCGTCCCGCTCACGCCACCGGCATCCCACCAACCTGCGTCGCGTTCGGTGCCGGAATGGTCAAGCTCACCACGCCCTGCGGAAGCGGATCACTGAGGCCGTTCGCACGCGCGATGATGTTCGCCAGGGTCGCGTCGCCATAGAGCTGGGCCGCCAGCGCGAAGAGGTTGACCCCCGACTCGATCACCTGCCGCGGTAATTTCCTCGCCATGCCTCACCTCAAAAATTAGCGTTTAGGTTCGCCGCCATCCGCCCGAGATAGGTGCTGGCGGCGCTGGCCTGTGCGAGCGTGCCGGTCTGGCCCGCAACGGCCGAAAGGTCCGTCAAACTGGCCACCGGCGTGGAAAGCCCCGCTGCTCGATCGCCTACCGAAACGATCGCGGAGGAAGAAGCATCCTGCGCCCCGCAAACCACCATCTGGGCGGCCAGAACCGCCGCAAGCGCCGCGCCAACGCCGGCCGTCCCCGGCAGGATCGGTGCCAGCTCCTGCAGCGCGCCCTGCGCGATCGCCAGCGTCCCCCCGAGCGCCGTTCCACCCGCGCCGCCAGCCGCCGCCATGTCGGCGAGAAGGCTGGCGCCGAGATCGATCACGAGCTCGTCAGGCGCGGCACTGTCATCGCGGATCACCGCACATCGAACGGTATAAGAGATCCGTTGGTATGCTTCCCGTAACGAAAGCCGATACGGCAGCACTGTGAAGGACCACGTTCCCCAGGTCAGCGCCACCGCCTCTCCCCCATCCACCAGCGCCTTGAGCATCTGCGCCCGGCTTTCCGCATCCGTGCCAAGCATCATGCCGGACCACGCGACGTCGCCGTAATCCGGCCCCATCGCGTCAAACACCCGCTCGCCGCCGATCAGCCGGTGCACGGTAATCGCCTGGCGCACCGGTACCCGAATCACCTCCGGCACTTCGAAATCCTGGAAGGCAAAACTCCCCAGCACCACGGGGCCGGAGGCCCCGAAGGCGAGCGTCGCGAGCCCCGAGGCAGCGGATTCCGCGTCACTCAACGTGGCAAGAACATCGCTCATTGCGTCACCGGGTTCAGGACAGCGCCGGCATCGGCCCGGGCGCCCAGGGCAGGGAGGCGGCCGAGGGCAGGCTGGGCGTCACGGCGGCCGTCACGCGCAGACCCCGATGCACCGCCACACCCGTTGCGTTTCCGATATCGTGCGCATTCATCACAATCACGTGTCGTGGCTCCCGTGCATCGCCAGCGGGAGCGTCGGGCACCGCGCGCTCGGCGACGGGCCAGCGACCAATCCCCAGCCCATCATCGCGCGCTCCGTCCCGGTGCCACCGCGTCGAGCCCGGCGGCACGCCGCCCGGTCCCCGCTCGCCGAAGAACCGCAACCCACCTGCCATGCCCGCGGATCGCGGCCATCCGTCGCCATCGAAAGCGGGCCCCACCGTGCGAAGCCGCGCCAGGTTCCGCGCCGCCGTGCCCACGCTTCCCAGCAGGTCCGCGCCGGACGCCGCCACGCGCTCCCCGTTGTCCGTTCGTATCGCGGACACACGCGCGCCCAGGGGCAGGGGGCCGCGCGCCGGCCAGTCCCCGGCCGCGGTCCGCGTCGCCACCATCCGAGCCCGACCTGCCTCGCGCCCAAACGCAGCCGATCCCGGCGCCGAAATCCGCGCCTCCCGTCCCACCAGGGGTGCGAGCCGGGCCAGGGGCGCATCCAGGCGCGCGCGCATGCTGGCCACGGCTGTTCCCGCCGTTGCCTGCCGGCCACCGGGTCGGCTCATGGTCACACCCACCATGTTGTTACGGATAAACAACGGAAACAGCGGCGTCACAAACGGGCGCGCCGCCTCGCCCGCCGGCCTGCGCCGCTCACGCCCGCCAACCCGCCCCATCGCCTCGGAAAGGCCGCGCGATGCCGCCGGAGCCCGTGCCGCCACGGTGCCCTCGCCCGTCGCCTTCCGTGCCCTGAACGCCCCCCCAAGCCAGCGCGGCGCAACCTGGCCAGCACCCTTCTTCGCGCCCGCCAGGCGCATCGCCCAAAGGCGGGATGTAACCGGGTCCGGCACACGCCCAGCTCCAAGCAGATCCCGCCGAACCGCCCCAGTTGCCGGTGCCATCGCGTTCATCATCCCGGTCGAGCCGCCGATCCCGAGCACGTCGATCACGCGCCATCTCCTCGTCCCGCGATTGTCCCTTCGAGGGAAACCTCGCTGCGCATCAGCGATTCTTCCAGCCCATCTCGGTCCAGTCGAACTCGAGCCCCTCGAACATCCCGAACGCCACCGCCATCGCCAGCCGCAACGCCGGCTCCATCGCGAAGGCGCGCTCGCTCTCCACCCCGTTTCGCACCAGCCAGCAGGCAGTTACAAAATCGGGGTGGCTCGCGAGTTTTTTGCGACGTTCCGTTCCGCCGCAAGGCGCGCTGCCTCCTCATGCGAATCCATCTCGGCGCGCATCGCGGGCATCACCGCGGCAAAGCCGTCATCGCCCAGCGTGCCGATCGCCGCCATGACCTGCGCGTGGGTGGCGGGCCTGGACATCGGCACGCCGTCGATCTCGGTCACGGCGTAGGCCACCGTCGCCATCTGCATGAACAGCGCGTTCTGCGTGTCCTCCGGGTGCCCGCCGCGCCCCACGACCAGCGCAAGCCTCGCCTGGTCGAGCACATCGAGCTCGGCGAAGAGGATCCGTCGCCCCCGCGCATCCGTCACATGGGTCTGCGTCACAGCGCCACCCGCTGCGTCGCGACGAAACTGACCTCCATGGCGACCGGCGACTCCGGCTTCCAATTCTGTGCCCCGAACTTCAGCGCACAATTGGTGAACTGGTAGCGTGAGGTCGAGCCGTCCGCCTCGGTGATGGCCTGGGTGATGGTGCCGTTCTGCAACTTTCCGCCGGACAGCCACAGCGCCTCGGCCTGGGCGAAGAACGCGTCGAGATTGTCGTTCGCCCGCTCCAGGGCAAACCGTCCGGTCCACCCCTTGGGCAGCTCGGCGTTCAGCACCATCCCGTCCAGCCGGTCGACCCTCAAATTGGCGTATTGCGGGGACGCCTCGAACCCCGTCACGTTCTGCAGGTCGATGGTCTGGCCGGCGACGGTCAGCACCACGGATACGTCGCGGCCGATGCTGATGTTCAGCACGCCGTTGTTGCTCACAGGCATGTCAG